GTTATTTCCATCACGGTCGGCGGCACAAACGACAACGGAACGGCAACGGCGAAAGTGACAATCCTGATCGCCTACTAACGCTTTGAATTGGATTTAAACTGAACTCAAATATCCATTAACGGAGGAAGAAATGAAGAAGTTATTTTTTGTCTTGATGCTGAGCCTCGTTGCCGTGATGCCGATCTTCGCATCGTCTGCACCGGCCGCTCAACATTATTCGGTCTGGAGTCTGCTCCTGGGACCGCTGGGCATGGTTGCCGTCGGCATGGTGCTCTCCCCTGCAAACATCGCGGGACTTTATACAACGTGGAAAACTATTTTCAACCAGGCGATGGCTGCGGCAGTTCCGCAGTATGAAAAAGTTGCAATGGTCGTTCCATCGACCGGAAAGAAAAACGGTTACGCGTGGCTCGGTGCGTGGCCCAAGATGAGAGAGTGGATCGGCGACCGGGAATTCCACAAACTCGAAGCCTTCAATTACGAGATCGACAACAAGAAATGGGAGTCATCCATTTCTATTCCTGAAGAGGACATAGAAGACGACATCTGGCAGGTTTATGAACCGCTTGCGAAAGCGCTGGGAGTCGTTGCCAAGATGCATCCGGACGATCTGGTTTTCGACCTGATCGGGAATGCATTCACTCTGAAAGGTTATGATGGAAAAAGCTTTTTTGCCACGGACCACAAGAGCGGAACCAATAAAGGAACTGCAGCTCTTAGCTTTGCAGCCGGTGGAAGTTACGCCGCGGCTAAAGCAGCGCTTGGCCGTGTGAAGGATTCGCAAGGTAAGCCGCTCTTCTCAGGCGGAGAGAGGGACATCCTTATTGTGCCTCCGGAACTCGAAGAAGCGGGAAGAACCGGCCTGAATGCCGACTTCATTTCCGTATCAAGCGGAAGCACGCAGAACAACCCCTGGAAAAACTCGGCGGACCTTATTGTTTGTCCGCGCATGGTCAGTGCGACGGCGTGGATCATTGCCAGGCCATTTGCCGGGCTGATGCCGTTCATCTATCAACCGAGACGCCTGGTTCGTTTCGTAACCAAGAACGATCCTCAGCAAAGCGACTATACCTTCTTGACCGGCAAGTATGCGTTCGGTGCCGATTGCCGCGACAACGCAGGCTACGGTTTGCACCAGCTCGCATACGGTTCGACCGGCGCAGGCTCCTAATTTTCTCTTGCCGCGACGGCGCGCGGCAACTGCCCCTCCCGAGAGGTCCCGTCACGCTCGAAAAAGCGTGACGGGATTCAAACGGGAAAAGTAGAGCAGCACTTGGTGTTAATGACAGGTTCAAATCCTGCCTCTACTTCAAAAAAAAATAGATTCCCGCTTTCGCGGGAATGACAAACCTGGTGAACGATCAATGGCATACAGCACGCTCAACGATATAGAAGATCAGATCTCGGAAGAGAAGCTCGCGCAGCTGACTTCCGACGATGGAGACACTGTCGACGAGACTGTCGTTTCAAAGGCGATTGCCGACGCTGACTCGACGATCGATTCGTACATATCTAAAGCCTACAGTGTCCCGGTCACGATCGCGCCGGTGCCTCCGAAATTGAATCAGCTGTCCGTCACGATCGCTATCTACAAACTCTTTTCCCGGCGGGCGAGCAACGTTGGTGGTGTCAATGAAGTCGTTCGCACGGATTATGAAGATGCGATCCGGTTCCTGGAACTTGTGGCAGTGGGGAAGGCGACGATCGGGATTGCACCGACGCCACAGGTTGCAACGAGCACCGGTGGAATGGTTTCAGGTGGAAAAAGAACCTTCAGTGGTAGTAGTATGAGGAAACTATAGATGCCAGATCCACTTATAGACCTGAGCGCGTTTAATGAACACTTCGGATGGATGATACGGAACGCACGCAACATTCAACCGGCCTTGGATGAGATTGGCGGAATGATCGCACAAGAGATCAGAACGAATATAGATTCAGGCGGTCGGCCCGAACCGTTCGTACAATCGATTCGCGCGAAGATGACCGGCGGACAAACGCTTCGCGATAGTGGCACTCTAATGAATAGCGTTGCATGGCAGGTAGACGATCAGTCCGTTTCCATCGGACCGACAGCACTTGGACGAGAACACTTAACCGATCCGAGAATTCTTGGCGCTCTAATTTATGGTGCAACGATCAAACCCGTTAACGCCGAATATCTCTCGTTCAGGGTCGCCGGTGCGCCGCGGACAACGAGCAAATCGGGTAAGACTTTAAAAAATGCGCAGAACACTTTCCACTATGTGCGAGCAAAACAAGTCACGCTGCCACCGCGAGATGCTTCCTTCTTTTATGTTCCGCCAGAAGTCATTGCGGCTTGCGGCGACGTCTTATTAGGGTTCCTGACAAATGCCAGTTGATATTGGACTGATTGAAGATGCATGGATCAATAAAATCGAGACGGATTTAAAAACGTCGCTCGGACTCAAAATGGTTTCGCCGTTCGAGGGATCGTTTGACGAGCAGACTTTGAGTCAGTACATCGTAAAAGCTCCGTTCATCTTCCTGCAATGCATCGATGATCATGAAATTTTAAAAGCAAATGGATATAAGACGGAAAAAGCTACACAGATTTTCTCGCTTATTGTCGGATGCCAGAATTTGCGCGATCGACGCGACGGGCAGAAGGGATGTTACTCTATCTTGAGCGCGCTTAAGAACACATACGATGGAGTCACATTGACGGTGCCGCTTCCCGCACCTCCGGCGCCGGCGCCAGCTTTGCCGGATGAATTTGTTCAGCTCTCATGGGAACGCAACACATTTCTCATGAGCATAAAGGGCCTCTTGATCTATCATTCAGTTTTTCATATTCCGGAAAATTAGTCTCACTCACATAAAAGGAGCACCATCATGGGAATGTTAAAAATAATCTTGTCGAATATCCTGATCGCTCAAGCGCCCACACCCGGCACGGCGCCGGTCTGGGCTGGATCATCCGGACCGCCGATAGTGCCCGCTGCACTTAGCCTGGGAGATCTGAAGGGGAAGACGTTTGTGAAACTCACATGGCAGGACAACACGGTTGACACGCAGCGAGGCAAGCAGCCGCTCAACATTGATGCGAAAATGGAAACGAGCGCTCTCGATACACTCACCGCCGCAACTCTCACGGCACTCCAGGGGCTGCGCGGAAAAAATTGTTGGATGCGCTGCATCCCGACCGGAACAGTCTCAGGAACTAATCCGATCGTCGACGTGAAGGATTTCCCACTGCTGCTCGGCGGCGAGATTCAGATCGGCGATGTGTCGAGCCTGAAACTTACGGCAGACTGGCCTGCCGCTGACGAAAGCGCTATCTATGCGCTTGTTACCGTAGCTCCTTCTTGACGCGCCGATTTCGTAACCGATAATTCATTTCACTTCTAACACGAGAGGCGAGGTCAAGACAGGCCTCGCCTCTTCTATCTAGGGACAGACCAAAATGAAAAACAAATATGAAATTGCCGGAAAAGTTTTCAATCTCACGCTAACACTGAGGCAGGATGAGCTGCTCGGCGCAATCAATCACGAGATGCTGGAGGAGTGCCCGGAACTGATGGAGGCCTCTAATGGAATCTCGAAGGTTCAGAAGAGCAAGAGATTAATCCAGCAGGGAAGCACGGATAGCAAGGAGATACTCAGCAGCGAACAGGAACAAAGAACTCTCGTGGGTGTGGCGTTCAATATGGTAAAGGGGCATGCCTGGATTTACAAAAAAAGGTACGCCAGCCGGATTCTTGCAATACTCCTTGTGCCCCGGGATGAGGAAATGAAAAAACAATCGGTGGATGAACGGCAGGAATTCATGGCCGATAATGCGACCAGGGAGCTTGCAAACGAAGTCATAAATTTTTTTTTCACGAGAAGCGGCGCCTTCGGGATAAGTACAGCGCCATCTTCAGCCGACGACAACTGATGTTTGGTGAGGACGTCGTCTCCTCCCAGGACCGCATTGCATACAGACTTTGCGGAGACGACAAATCGAGATTCGAGGCAATTAAAAGCATGGATCTCGAAAGCGTCTATAAACAAATCCATTTAATGAACGAAGTCAACGAGGAATCGCGGAGAAACTAAATGCCCGACGCTCCTGAAATAAAAACTATTTTCACGGTCGACCTTTCGCAATACGTCGACGGCTTGCAGACGATGCTGACAATGACGGAGACGACCGGCAAGCAGCTGCAGGGACTGTTGACCGTGCAGGCGAAGCAGCCGGATTTTAGCGGCCTTCAAACGCAGCTCGACGGCATCAATAAACGAACTGCAGACTATCTGTCGGAACAGGCACAGCTTCCTCCCGTGTTGGCTGCAGGGTCGGATGGACTGAATAAATTCGGCGGCTCGAACGATAGCGCTGGCGCCAAGGTCGAAGGTCACACACTGAAGATGCGCGGACTCAAGCGCGAGTCGCGAGAGAGTTTTCAGGCGATCGCATTTCTAGCGATTTCGATTTCGTCGTTAGCCGCTTCGGCCGGTGATGGAGATACAAAACTCAGTAAAATGTCCCAGACTATGGGACAAGGAATCTCAGCTGGTTTTGGACTGGCATCGATGCTTGTGGCTTTGGAGGTTGCCACCGGTCCAGTGGCAATTGTTATTGGCGCGGTCGTTGCAATTGGCTTTGCGTTAGGGAAAATTCTCTCTGACGACACGGATAAGGCGAACGCTCTAAAAGCGGCGATGGCAGATTTTGACAGCAGTCTGAAAAATGCTTCGTTGGGATCTCTGGAGGAATATCGAAAGAACCTGGTTAAGCTAAAGGAGGACTCGGATGCGCACCTTAAGACGTTAAAGGCGCAAGAGGTAGCGTTTATCGATTCAGACGAATATGCTTCCGGTGCATCGAAGGCTGTTGTCGATCTCAATGATTCAATTAACAACGCAACACTCACGAATAAGGTATATGCTGAAACACTTGCTAAAGTAGATGCGCAAATAAAAGAGAGGCAGATTAATTTTGTCGACGCTCAGAAGTTCTCTCAGGAGTCGCTCACCGCAGCGACGGTCAGTGAATTCGAAAAACGCCGCAAGGTAGCCGAGCAGACATGGACGGAAGAACAGGACAAATACAAAGGACACAATGACGCCCTCTATGCAGCGAAAGTGAAATATTGGGCAGAGATGAAGAAGATTGCTGGGGATGAACGGAGCTTCAATCAACAATTAGCCGAGCAGGATTTCAATCAGCAGATCTCAAAAATAAAAGAGCAGGGAGCTAAACGAGGTGAGGCATCGGATGCGATCGATCTCGCAGTTATGGCAGCGCAGAGGCAGCACTATCAACAAGAATATAATACAATTCTTGCAATCACCGGCGCACTGTCGAATGAACAGATTCTCAAGAAGAAAGAGCTTGAGACAAAACTGACGGAGATCGAAGCAGCCGAGGAAGAAAAGAGGATTGCACACAAGAGAAAAGTGCAGACTGAGATCGACGACCTGGCCAATAAGGACCTCGAACTCCAGATTGCAAAGCTCAGTCTGCAGGGGATGAAGCAATCAAAAACTCAGGAACAAATCGACGCTGCGATACTCAAGCAAAGGAAGCTTACCAATGACGCTGAGATAAAATCAAACGAAGATAAATTTGGCCGCGGAGAAATCGATGCTGCAGCATTTTTTAAGAAAGATGCAGAACTCCAAACCAAGGATACGCAGCTCACTGAAGAGCAGCTCAAAGCAACGATTAAAGCGGAAGATGAAAAGAAACAAAAGCAAAAACAGGCGCTCGATGATTTCGGAGCAAACCTCGAAGAAGCCGGAAAATTGTCGGCGGCGGCGTTTGTAGCATCGAAGGCTTACAACATAGCCAACGCGACAATCTCGACTTATTATGGCGCGCAGGAAGCCTACAGCGCGCTTGCCGGTATCCCGGTCGTCGGACCCGAGCTTGGAATTGCGGCTGCAGCTGCGGCGATCGTTGCCGGTGTTGCGCGTGTCGACGAAATCGCAAAGCAAAGTCCAACCGGTTTCGCGTTTGGTGGGGAAGCGAGCACGCCAACCCTCGCATTGCTTGGTGAGGGAAGCGACACCGATATTATCGCTCCGAAGCGCGACTTCATTCAGGTATGGAGAGAAGACCTGATGCCGGTTGCATTGAAGGACATGCGCAGCGCACCGCAGCAGGGACCAGGTTCCTCATCAACGTCTGATCCCGTCGTTGCGGCATTGAAAAAGGAATTTGCGGCCCTAAAGAAAACCATTGTCAACAATACACCGGTGACAATGATCTCCAGCGACACGGATTATCATCGGTATCAAAAAACAGTAGATAGAGCGGCACGAATAAAGAAGATGCGCCTCCTATGAAATCGGTTTTTGCCTTCACAACAACAAATACCTTCCAGCTCAAAGTGGCTGCTGCGACCATCTGTCGGCTCTTTGAGGACAATAACCAGGATTATAGTTTTGCGGCCAGCGACATCGAGTTCGATCTCACCGATGCGCAAGACGTATACGACCTGGTCTGTGATGACGTCGAAGTTTTTGTTGTGGTACAGGATGGCGATACGGCAAAATTTTTCGGCACTTTTCAACAGGAGGGTGCAGATTACGATCCGGAGACGGAAATCTACACGATCACGGCACTTCATATTTCGAAGAAAATTTTTGCGGGGCTACAGGTTCCATACCCTTATGGCGAATATCCCGCATCAATGGATATTGCTCTTAACCAGCTTCGCGCCATGACCGGATGTGACATCGTTGCTGACGCTGGTTTCTTTTCACCTCTAACGAGTGATCTCTTGCCGCCTCCGAAACCCTCGACGCAATACCTGGTGAGTGATTTTTTAGTTGACTTGGCAAAATATCATAAAGCAATCGTGCATGTGGCCGACGAACTATCTTCGGCGGGGAAATATCAAATAGTTTTCGAATCGAAAGTGCTCACCGAGCTGGTCGTCTCCCACGGATACGATCCACTCATCGCGAGCTACAAGGAAGACAACCGGAATCCTCAATTCGATAATATTGTTTTCCCATGTTACGTCAAAATTGCAACGCTGGATTTGAATGCGGTTCCCTATCCGGCTTACGCTTTTTATTCGCGCGATGGAGTGAAACTGCTGCTATCTGGTCCGTCAGAAATTGCTCCTTACGTGATCGACGGAGTAACGATGCAGTTCATAAAGCCGGGTGATAACGTTGCGCTTCCCGATAACGCCATTGACTTGCGTGTTCCATCGGGCGTGTATGGCAGCACAATGATTTCCGCACTTCCTTTCAGTTCGGTTCCGACTTTTGTGCTTGCAGGTATTCCATCTGTCTGGGTTGGCGAAAATCCACAATATTATTGTGATAGAAATTACTATCGGTTAATTCATAGTTTCACCGAAATCACCGTTCAGTATTCCGACACGATTCCCGTAAACCCGGCTGAGACCATTGTTGTGCGCGGCATGAATCTTCCGATAGCCGAGGTTGACGACGATCTTGTCGACGTAAGCACGACAATCGTGGGGAGGCTCTATCAATGACGCCACAGGTAGTCTACACACTCAATGGTGTTGTAAAGACGATCGTCTTTGAGCTGAACGAATTTACCAAGTTCACTCCGGATTGGGTGAGAGATGAGATCATCTACAAGAACCCATTCACCGGCGATATGACCAGGAAAAACCGAGGGTATTATTATACGGCAACAATCACCTTCGATGGCATTAGCTATGATCTGACGGCCGACTACCACGATTTATTCAATGCAGCAATCTCGGACATAAAGTTTTACCCGGACAAAAATGGCGTCGAGTATTTCGATGTTGATTCGAACGAGGAAATAACCGGTGATGATAATGATGCAGCTCAGGCATACGAAAATTTCTCCATCGTTTTCCGATCGAAGCAAAGATACCAGACAGCCCTCGATCCGGGACCGGGTTATTGGGGAAACAGAACCCTAAGATTCATGGATACAAATGGACGAACCTTCGGCAGCACAATATAAAGAGGAAAGCCAATGTCTATAACAACGACAGATATTCTCACGACCGACACCTGGGATCAAGGACGGGTAAAAGCAAATGCCAATGATGAGGCTTTAGCGACAGGAGCGAACGCTCTTCAAGCGCAACAAACACAGCATGTGAGCGACGGCCATCCGAACCTTTATTATGCAAAGAGCGACGTCGACTCACAGCAGGCCGCACAAGATTCTGCACTGGCAACGCACAAAACGAGCGGCGACCACGATGCCAGATACTTGAGCATCAGTTATCTCGCTACGCTAGTGCGGACGGCATTCAATCAAACGATCGACGGCCTGAAGACCTTCCTGCAGAAGATTATCATCTCTAATAGCTCACCCACATTAGAGTTGCAAGATGCTGCCGGAGGGATACTTGCCAGGTTCTATGCAGCAGTTACCTCCGCGACAGTTGTGGGCTTTGACATTTGTGAAAATAATGCGTGGAAGAATTTTCTTCAAATAATTTCCGGCAATGGCCAGGTGAATTTCCCAAACCACGATGTTGCATCAAAGGGAAACCTCCTCGCAACACAACAGTACGTAGCTCAACAGCTCGCGAACGCTCCCGCCTTATCAGGAAGCGCATCGATTTTCGTTTTGTATGACAGCCCTCAACTTGCACCAACCGTGACCGATCCTACAAGTGCGGCGCCTGACTATCCAACGTACGAAGGGGGCGGTCCGACACTGGTGGCCAAAATAAAACTGAAATATTATCACCAGGCGGGAATAAAACACGTTAGAGTGTATGGATTGGCAAAAGCAGGGGGATCTTCTGATCCGGTTGATGTTCGGGTCCAGGTAGGAACCATTCATGCAGACACCCCCGTTTATTCTCCGACGTTTGTGAGCTTCAGCGTCTCGCTCGACGTCTCCACACTGTCTTACGCCACGCTCTACGATCTCAGTCTCGGCATCATCGGCCAAATGAGCGACACCTTTGGCTGGATGCGGGAAATATTTATTATTGCCGATACATTATGACGCCAAAGATTAAGTGCACATTGAGACTATTGCAGCGCGCAAAAATACGATTTCAAATCGGAGGCGGTTATTGCCTCAGACGAATAAGACCATTCCACGATATAGACGTTTCGGTCCATCCAGATGACTGGAAAACGCTGCTCAATTTAATTCCCGGCGGTCGAGAACTTAACTATCCCTATCTAGGCACAACGAACGTCCTCCATTATATTTTTCGCTTACTCGGCGAAAAGTCGATTGACTTCTGGTGTGGTTCGGTTGTTCCGGGTTACGAGTTTGGTGGACCACTCGTAAAGACTTGTGTGGTCGACGATCTCCCCGAATGGACGGAAGAAACTGCTCTCAAATTCAAGGAAGGGACGGCCGCTTTAGGAGTTGAAAAGGATATTAAGTTTCTAAGGTCGATTGGGAAATAGAATCTTTCAGAATTTATTTTTTCCGCAAATGAAAGGAATTAATCGTGTCTCTTCAACTATCCGATACCGTCGCCAATGCTAGGCTGGACGCGATAGAGGCCTCCATTGGAGTCTCTCCGAAGTTACAGATTCGCACCGGCGCTCCTCCCGCAAACTGCGCCGCTGCCGATTCCGGCACACTCCTGGTTGAAATTCCACTCCCTGCCGATTGGATGACTGACGCAGCCAACAGACAAAAAGGAATGAATGGAGTCTGGTCTTTTGCCGCGATAGCGGCGGGAATAGCAGGACATTTTCGGATCAAGGATAACGCGGACGCGACGACACACATGCAGGGAGAGGTTGTAGCAGTTGGAAATGCCGGTACGATGGCGATCAACAACACAAACATCGCGCTCGGCCAGACTATCACCGTTAGTTACTTTATACTATTAGACGGGAATGCATAAATGAGTATTGTAACTGTCGACGACATAGCTGCAGCAATTGCTGCAAAGAAATCGTACCGATTTATCAAAAACATCACCGCGCCAAAGGCAGCAGGCGCTTTCCAGTCGGGGTGGTTAGCGACCGGCTTTCCCCCCCCAGGAACTAATCCACCGGCTTATACGGCGGGAAGTGGATACACCTGCGACCGCACTAACACTGGGTCCCTCGGACAATTAAATGCCGCGGTCCAAAATTGGATTTCAAAAATAGCTGCTAGCTTGTCTCAAGTTGGAACATTATTTCTTGCCGATAGATTATGGCATTGTGGTGGAATGGGCTTTGCGGCATCTACCTACACGGTCACGACTCCGGGTTCGCTGCCCGCACGCATTACGGACAGCGGCCAAGGATGTGAACTTTGGGTGGAACAAAATGTCGCAGCTGGAACTGCGTCAGGCACTTTAACGTGTTCTTACAAGGACTGCAATGCTGCAACACAATCCGGCGTGATCGCAGCAGTTGTCTCGGCTCCCGTGATTGGACAAATGCAACCGGTTCCGCTGGCCAATCACCTCGGCGTATCACAATTAATAAGTTGCACAAATAGTGCAACATGGACATCGGGTTCATTTGGAATAACGATACTGAAACCAATTGTTTCTATCGAAATTCCTGTTGTCGGAGTTGGCCGCACTCTTGATTGGGCGTCCCTTGGCCTGCCACAGATTCCAACGGATGCGTGTTTGTTCTTCTATTTTTTGGCGAACGGAACCACGGCTCCCGTGGCCATCGGAACGATTGACATTATTGATAAATAATTTGTGCGAAGCAATCAAAATCCATATTACAATATTTTCGGTGACGAGCGGATAACTACGAGCATTCTCGTTGACGGAATTCCTGGCCGCGAGACTCAAATCGATATTTTCGGCCAGGTCGTCGTCGAGGGCATTCCTGGCGGTGAGGATCAAATCGTCTCGGATAATTGGTTTTTCGGACTGCCCGAGATAGATGCTTTCGTATGGTTTGATGGATTAGACGATGTGGAGTGTAATTCGACTGCCGACGTGAGGATTGACGCATCCCTCTCGCAATCTCTCGATGCCGTTGCCTTGTCAGCCTCTGTCGTTGGAGCTGCACTCATTGAGCTTCAGCAGATTCTCGATCCAGTTAGTTTGTCAGCCGCTCTTATTTATCTTGCATTCGCTCAGGTTCAAGCGGTCCTCGATGCAATTAATATATTGGCCTCTACTATCATTTGGAACCCAAAGGCGTTCCAAACTCCCACAACGTATGAGTTGATTTTCGATACTGAAACCGAAGCGACCTCCGTGGAAATATCATGTGACGGAGAAATCACGATCGAAAAGATTCTGTACGATCCCGGCAACGGACAGTATCTTCCTCTATGTCAGGCTGTTGAGTATAACGGGATCACTGTTGCGCTTCCCATTAATCTTGCGCAGGGGAAGCATTCTCTTTCGTTTGTAGGAGCGACATTTAAGGACTTTGGGTTAGCGATCGAAGGAAAAAATTTTGAACAAGTCGCAGACTTTGCTCTCTCGAATGTAGTGATAATTCCTACAATCGATCGGTTGGAGGCATAATGCTTCAAACAAGCACTACATGTGAGCAACTCTTTAACACTGAAACAGAAGCAGTCTCTGTCGACATCTCATGCAGTGGAGAGATCACGATCTCGGCGATTTCGTACGATCCGGGCGACGGACAATATCTTCCTTTATGTCAGGCTGTTGAGTATGGTGGCGTCCCGGCAGTTCTGCCTATCATTCTTGCCCAGGGCGATCATTCTTTATCGTTTGCGAGGACAACATTCCTGGGATTCGGTTTAGCAATCGAAGGTGAAAATCTCGACAGAATCACGGCCCTTGATCTATCGAATGAAGTGATTATTCCTACAATCGATCGACCCGCAGCAACGCTTCAAACGAGCCTAACTTATGAACAGCTCCTCGATGCTCAAACAGAAGCAGTCTCTGTCGACATCTCATGCAGCGAAGAAATCACGATTGAAAAAATCTCATACGATCCTGGCGACGGGCAGTCTCTCCCGTTATGCCAGGCCATCGAGTATGGCGGAATCACAGTGGTTCTTCCCGTGGCGCTGGCTCCGGGTAATCATTCCTTGTCGTTTGTGGGTGCGACGTTCAGTGGGTTTGGTCTTGCACTTGAGGGAAGCAATCTTGACAAGATCACTTCACTCACCCTGTCGAACGAGTTGCCGGTCCGGACACGAGAAGCAATCCCGGATGAGTTATTGGTTCCGGCTGGAACTCCAGTTTACTACGTCAACGATGAGACAATTTTCGCTAACTCCGAGGCCGTGCTTCTTGGTCCTCCGACGAACCAGGGACCAGGTTATCGCGTTAATGACGAAACTGTGTTCGTAAATTCGGAAACCGTCTACATCAACACAAATTAATTAGTACTCTGAAAATGGCAGAACAACTCATTAACAACTCAAGCGATGGTCCGGATACACTGAAAGTCGCGTTTGACAAGGTCAAAGCGATGTTTGATGAGATCTATGGAGCGATCGCGGCCATCGTAGCTGTCGCATTATCGGCGGACCAACGAGCAGCAATCACCAGTGCAAACAGTCCTAGCGCCGCTAATCCCTTCGCCACGATCGCCGACGGCGGTGGCGGAGGTGGAGGGGGATCGCTTGTTGGAAAGGTCATAACTGGATGGATTGAGTTAACTCAATGGACTCCAACCACGAAATATAAGGTTTATCCGGGAACCACCGTAGCGCTTCAATCTCCGATGCATGGTGCCCTTATAAACCTCGCTGCGGGAGAGTTCGAATTCGCCACCCCCGGCTCGACATCTTATCTTTATTGTGATTTCGCTGGCAATCTCTATTTTGGCACAAGTATTCCTGCGGGCAATTACAGCGCCTTGACTACCGGGGTTGGAGCCGTCACAAGGACGATTATTCCGACAAATCATTTCGCCGTGCCGCCCCAGTGGGATTTTTACAACAACTTCGAGAAGACTGATATTCTCGATGCCGCCGATTTTGGTGCAGTGGGAGACAACCTGACGGTCAACCTTGATTGTTTCACAATGATGTCGAGAGCCTGCATTTGGATGGCAACCCTAGGTAACGTGAGACTTTCCTTCAAAGACGGAACATATAAAATCGGTTCCGTGGCGGTCACCCTTCCTCCAAATGCAATTCTTATGGGCCAAAGCGAGAACGGGACGATCTTCAGTGGACTTGGAACCACTGGCGGTTTTAACCTGTCGGGCGCCGAGAATCTTACTTTCTCCGATGTACCATTGAGTGACTATTCCAATGGACCTTCTTTCAGCTTTCTAAACTGTAAATTCACGGCGACGAGCAACGATGGATCTCTGTATTTGTTCTACCTAGGTATTAACGCTTGGAACTCGGACTTTGTTATTCGCGGTTGCGATTTCGAATTTCTAAACATCTACGCTGCTCTTTGGCTACACCTGGCGAAGTCAGCAATCATCGAAAATTGCAATTTCAGTGGATCTGCATGGCATAATATTCGAATTGAACCTGCTACGGCCGTACCGTTGGGAGCAATCGAGGTGCGGAATAATCATATCGAAGGCGGCGCAACTGGAATTTTCTTTGGCAGCAATCGTGTGGCTCCGGTCGAAGGAATTCTCATAGAGAACAATACACTGCTTCATCAAGAAGAAGAATGTATTTCCTTCGACGGTTTTGGAAACAACCCCGGACTCTGTCCGACAATCTGTAGTGGGCTGATCACTGCGGCAACAAACGACTTAAATGGCCGATTGCGGATCGAAGCAAATATGCGATACCATGATGGCGCAAACTCTGATCAAGCCTGCCCCACGTCAGTGAGATCGGACTGGACTGAATTCTATTTTACGTTAGAAAGTGGAAGCGGCAGAGAAGGTGTTTTTGCCAAGATAGTCTCTTATGACGACACAGGGTTTATCCTCGATCTTTACACACCTTCATCGGCAATCACGATCGGTGGGCAGTGTGGCGTACAGGGAGGATTCTTCAACTGCACAGTCCGTAGTAATAAGATCTACGGTGCGGTTGGTGCAACGAACAATTATGCGACTGCGCTTTCTATCTATCTCAATGTATTTGCGATGATCATTGAGGACAATGTTATATCGGGATGTGCTCACGGAATCAATGTCGCCGGTGGCTTCATGCTCTCGACCTACCGAGTGCTCGCGTATAATAATGTTGTCAAGAACAATTCCTTCCTAGGCTGTAATCAGGTTTCTCCGGGATCCGGAGATGATGAGGCCATTCGGTTTTTGAGTTATGGCGGTGTTGTCCCCCAGTTTGGTAATCAGTTCACAAACAACACGGTAGTGAGTGGAAGGATCAGGCTCGAATGTCAGCAGAATCTCATCTGGGAGGGAAATAACATCAACGGCGTCGTGCTCACAATGTCGCATTGTGGTAATGTTCTTCCTGCAGCTGATGCGTCCCAGGTGGGCCGGAGGTTCATGCTAATCACCGATGACAACGACGGTAATCCAACGGCGATCACTTATTACGTCTGCAAGCTAGCCTCGGGGGTTTACTCGTGGGTGGAAGACTAATTTTTGCAGTTTTGAGAGAACTTTGAATCCGCTTTAAACCTCGTTTCTTGATTATGGTAAATCTGCCAAAAGGTCACGCGCGAGTACAGTACAAAGTGCCTGAGAGTACAGTACAAAGTGCGCGCGTACATCAGCCCGCAGGAGGGCATGATACCCGTACGATCGTTTTCGACCCGGCGCGAAAGAAAATGTACCTTTCTATCGGTTCATCGTGCAATGTGTGCCGCGAAGATTT